TTGGTTTTAGATGATTATTTTCAAAGCGGCTTAATTACTCGGCGTATGTATTTCTCTTTGGACAAATTCCATCATATACCAGTATCTGGAGCGGTTATTTATAAGGATGACCCTATATATTTCAGACGCTTGGAAAAAGTTTTAAAAGCTAATGCTAAAGAACTTGATTGTTATGCGTATAGGGTTTTAGCAGATGGAAGGTTGTTTTTAGTAGATAGGTTAATAACCGATTTTTTTGACGAAAGGAAATAGCAAATGAAGATGATTGCACGTGTAACCGGTATGAAACGAAGCAAAGGCATTACGGAAAAGGGTCAATCTTATGATTCTACGAAGCTCTTTATTGAGATTCAGTTTCCTGAAAGCCAAGATATGTGCGGATATGCTAGCCAAGAGTTCGCATACGGCACATATGAAAACTATGAAAAACTGCTTGCTTCAGGCGTAAAAATGCCGTTCAAGGCAGAAATTGATTTTGATTTCGTCACCAACGGCAAAGCAGTAAAACAGATTGTAACTAACGTTGTCCCTGTTTTTGAGAAACCTAAAAACTCATGAAATATCACGTAAGTGCGTGGCTTCCGGCTGCTTCAACAGGCGGATCGCCGATAATTCAGTAATTTCATTTTGACGATGAATCGGAAGATTATGAAGAACTCTACTCCGATGTTCCATTTTAAGGCTGTGCGGTTTGCCTCCGAAAACCGTAATTTTTAAAAAGGAAATTTTATGTTTAAAAGCATCAAAACAAATGTTCGTAAAGCGGGTGCGGTTTTAGCACTGGCTACCCTTTCCGCTCCGACTTGGGCGGACGGCATCGAAGGCGTTGCAAACGGCATCGTAACCGAAATCAATAAAGTTGTTCCGGTCGTTTCAAGCGTCGGCGTCGCCCTGCTCTCCGTTTATGTGCTGGTTAAAGCATTCCGCCTCGTCTCCGGCTTTGTTGCTGGTCGTTAAAAAGGTGTGATGATGGGATACAGGGTAGGAATGCAGTGTTTTTCCAAAAAAGAACAGGCAGAGGATTATTCTGTATCCAAAATCGTGCCCGTTATATCTCCCGATGGGAAACTGTACGCGCCATATAAATCAGGCGGAAATTGGTATTTTGAAGGCTATCGGATAGATTTGTCTTTCCCGCAATGCTCCCAAGAATCACAGTTTGCACAAGGGGCAATGCTTGCCTCTTCGTTCCTGATTTTATTCGTGATCGTATGGGCATTTAAAACGGTAGGAAACATGATTAAAGGAAGTTTTGCAAATGATGGTTGATTTCTATTTTCTTATTGGATTTTTTGCAGTGATTTCATTGGTTTATTTTTTCAAATAGGGGGTATTAGATGAAATTTAAAAGAATGGCGGTCGCTTTTGTGATGTCCGCTTTTTTTGTTCCTGCTTTTTCGGAAGATATTGAGATTCATCGTGTTGAAGAAGGTTTTAAAAAGTTAAATATGACTGGGAAATTGTATGAATCTGTTTCAAATGCTCCTTTTGGCACTGTTTTCCCGATGAGAAGTAGGGACGGCGAAATACAATACACAATGCATAAGTTAGGATGTTTTTTTAATACATGTTATTTTAATGTGAATAAAGTACCTGATAATTTAAAAAAAAAGAAGACATGACGGTTTTTGACATATCAGATTTAAATTTAAAAGACCCTGACCAACAGGATGCCGATGATTTGGGTATGACGCTGGCGGATTATAAGAAGATGATTCAGGAGGATAACGATTACGGCAGGATTTGGCAGAAAATCCAATTAAAAAAGGCAGAACAATTACAAAAAGAAAAAGAGGAAGCGGTAAAGAGGAAGCGGAAAAGGAAGATTTTTTCAGATTATAGGGGGCATAGATTCAAGTCTGTCAAAGAACTCTGTTATGACGTTTACAAGGGTTTGACTTATGGACGTGGGTGGAACGGCAGTTACCAGCATATCGAAGTAAAAGGCGTTGATTCCGGTTTGTATGAGAATAATGCGGAATTGGGGAGATGTAACGCTGTTTGGCCAGATGGCAAAGTTGCCCATACTTTAGATTATTCCGTCTTGTATGAAGATATACCCGAAGGGGAAAAGCCCGAAGAAGAAAAAAAAGAACCCGAAAAAGACCATCCGAAGCCCGTAGAAAAGCCCGATTCGTCCAATCCCAAGCCGTCTGAAAACCCGAACGTTGGGACACTGGGGGGCGGTGCTTCCCCCGCTGTCGGAAATGCGCCGGGTGGCGGAAGCCTCGGAGCATCCGACGGCGGAGGAAGCACAGGCGCGGGGAACGGCGGTAATAACGGTTCAACGGCACAAGGAAGCGGCAAAGGCAAAGGGGACGGCGAAGACAGTGAAAAAATGCCCGATGTTCCCAAGTATGGCGAGCCTGATTGGGGAAGCCTTAAAAGTGACGGACGGTTTGGAAGTTATGCAACTGCAACCGCGTTCTCAACGGGAGGGCATTGCATAAATGATATAAGGTTGGATATGGGACAGTTCGGCAGCCACACGCTTCAAATGGGCTTTCTGTGCGATGTATTGAAAAAGCTGAGATATGTTTTTATAGCCATGGCTTACCTCTATTCCGCAATCTTGGTTTTTAAAACCGTAAACAGTTTGAAAGGTTAAAAATGCCAAGATTGATTGTCGCATTGTTCATGGCATTGGTGCCGATGCTTAAAGACTTGTTTTTTAAAATTCTCGCAGGTCTTGGCGCGTCGTTTGTCTCATATGAGGCGTTAAGCCTTTCAACCGATGCCATTTTGAAATATTTTCAAAACGCCTATGGGAATATACCGCCCGATATTTTAAATATGTTTGCACTGGCAGGCATTCCCGAAGCATTAAACATCATATTCGGCGGTTTCTCGTTCTCGTTCGGCATATGGTCTTCCTACCGCGTTTTAAAATTCCTAAAATGAAAGGCAAAGAATGATTACATTAATTACAGGCGTTCCCGGTTCGGGCAAAACTTTATCCGTCGTTTCGGACTTGGCGAAAAAGATAAATAATGAGTGGAAAGACAGGAAGATTTTTATTGAAGGCATTCCGGAATTAACGATAGAAACAACGCCCATTCCCGAAGGTCATTCCATTAATGATATGCACGTTTGGCTTCAATATCCCGAAAATAACGGCTCTGTCGTCATCATAGACGAAGCGCAAAATGTTTTCCCGCCGCGCTCCCCTGCCGTAAAAGCACCGCCTCTTGTCGAATGGTTGCACGTTCACAGGCATTCGGGCATAGATATTATCCTGATAACGCAGATGCCCCAACGCATAGATAAGCACGTCCGCGATTTGGTAGGGGCGCATTATCATATCCATAAAACCCCGCTGGGCATTTTTATGCGTTATTTTTGGGACTATTGTGCGAATAATCCAAGGTCAGAGTTCGCCAATGCACGCCCCGAAGTCTATAAGTTGGATAAAAAGGCGTTCGGGCTTTATAAATCAGCGGAAATCCATACTAAGGTAAAAACCCCGAAAAGCCGCGTTTTATATATCATCCCCATCGCATTGGTATTGTTCGCCCTATTCTTTTATTTGGGCTACAAGCTATTATTGGGGCTGGGTAATAAGGACGGAACAGAGGAAGGAGAAGCTAAAACGCAAACAATCGTTTCGGAGGAACAATTAGAACAAGTCAGGGGCATGGCGTATAAGGCATCGGGCGAAGCCGGAAGAAATATAGGCAATCAGTTGGGCTCGGACAAAGAAAATCAGAATTTGACGAAAGAGATGTTAGAACCCACAATAGACGGTCATCCCGAATCAAAACCGATTTATAACGGGGTCAGGCAGGTCAGACAAATGGAGTTCCCCGTTGCCTGTGTCAAATCGTCAAATTCATGCAACTGCTATTCAGGGCAGGCAACCATTTTAAAAGAGATAGACAAAAAAACCTGTATCGATTACGTCGATAACGGAATGCCGTTCAATCCGTATAAAGAAGAACAAAGAGAAATTAAGATAGATACCGACGAACAGAAACCTTTAAAAAAACAAGTATTAGTGATGGATGCGGCAAAATAG